CCGATTCGGGCTCCGGGACTCGCACTGGATCGACTGGCCGCGCATCGCCCAGAAATGGCAGGGCATCATCATCGCCCCCTACTGCTGGGGATCACGACTTGAGATCGGCTGGTACTACGGCTGGGACTGCGCGTCCGGGTGCATCTGGGACGCGTCGGCGATCGCGTCTGTCGCCGAGATTCCGACCACGAGCGGGGTGGCGGCATGAGACGCACCAGACAACCGCTCCCTACGCTCCCCCAGATCGTCGCCCACCGCATGGGGAAATGGACGACCTGCGAGCAGGCTATCGACGCCATGAGAGCCGAGCGCGCCGAACTGTGCCCGGCGCACCGCCGCGAGTGGGACAACGCCCGCGAGGACGCCCGCATCGCCACCCTGTCACCAGCCCCAGTCACCCTCATGCACGTTGGAGAATCGCCCACCGTGCACGCGGAGAACGTGCGGCGACGCCAGGTCGAGCAGTGGCTCGCCGTCATCGACAACTATCAGCAAGTTGCGCTGCGCCGCTGCCAACGCGGAATCGGCTGCACTATCACCGAACCTGTCCAGGGCGCACTCCCTGGGGTGGGTGTCTGAACGCTGCCGGTTGGAGCGCCGCCCACCATCCGTTGGCGGGCGGTCCCCTCATCTGCAACGGGAACCGAGGAGACGATATGAGGATCAGGACGATCAAGCCGGAGTTCTTCGACTCGCCGGACACTGCCACGGCGTCGGCCGTGACGCGCCTGGCGTTCATCGGGCTGTGGTGCTGGGCCGATGACACGGGCCGGGGAACCTGCAACGTCAAGGAGTTGGAGGGGGCGATCTTCCCCAACGATGACATCGAGGAACTGTCGCGCGGAGAGTTCGCGGATTTCTGCGGCATTCTGCGGCAGGTTGCGGCTGCGTATGGCGTGCTGTTCTACGAGGTCGGAGGGCGGAGTTTTTACCAGATTCCGTCATGGGAGCGTCATCAGAGGGTCCGTGACAGCGTCACGTCGCGCTTCCCGGGGCCAGAGGAAGGCAAACCCACCCTGACAAGGGAAGACGCTGCCATCTCGCCAGTTCGCGGCGACTTGCCGCAAACTGCGGCAGACTGCGGCGACTCGCGGCTAGGAACAGGGGAACAGGGGAACAGGGGAACAGGGGAACATACATGTGCAACCGAGCCCGCAACGACCGGCGCCGAGCTGGCGCCGCTGGAAGCCGGAGCGGCTACCGCCGCTCCTGAGCGATCGACGAAGACGAAGAACGCGGAACCGGAAGGGTTCGCCGACTTCTACACGGCCTACCCGAGGCATAAAGACCGCCAGGAGGCGTCAAAGGCCTACGCCCGGGCAATCAGGCAGGGTGCCACCTGCACGGGGCTCCTAGGGGCCGCTGTGGCCTTCCGGCAGGCATCTGAGCGCAACGGCACCGAGCAGAGATTCATCCCGCTGCCGTCCACGTGGCTCAACAAGGGCCGTTGGAAGGAAGACCCGGAGATCCTCGAGCCCCAGAAGTCCCGCCGCCAGCAGGAGACCGACGCGTGGCGGGCCAACACCCACCGCCTCGTCGTCGAGAACGGCGGACGCAACCCGCTCGCCGAACTCATGAACGGGGGCCAGTCGTGAACATGTCCGAAGCGGAGACGCTCGTGAACACGGTCAAGGCGCTGTGCCCGGCCCAGGCGATGGACGACCTCGCCGCCGCCGCGTGGCAGCTCGTCCTCGACGACGTGCAGCTGTCCGACGCCATGGCGGCAGTCCGCCAGATCGCCCGACGCCCCACCGACAAGGCGCTGTTCATCGACCCCCGCCAGGTCCTCACCGAAGTTCGCCGCATCCGGGGAAAACGCATCGAGGACACCGAATCGCAACTCACCGGCGCCCCACGCGACCCGGCCGCCTACCTCGAGTGGCTGAAAACGGCACGACGGCAGCTCGGCGACGGCGAATACGAGCCACTGCCGGAGATTTCCACAGGCCATACGATCAAAGAACTGGGAATCATCTAGAACGGAGACTGACATGGATGACGCCGCCGGCGGGAACGCCGCAACCGAATCGGCCATGACCGCCCAAGGGATGAACCTCGTCGCCGCCCGCGAGCTGTACGACATCTACGAGCAGTTCGTGACAGCCGGGTTCGACGACGAGCAGGCTTTCCTCCTCGTCCAGACCATTCTCGCCTCAACGCTGGAAGGCTGACGCAATGTCCGGAGTGCCACACACCATAATCGGCCCGAAGAACGTCGCGATGCGCACCACATCCCAGATCAGGGACGCCTACGTTCTGGCGAGGTCGGCCGACCTTGCCGTCAACATCGGGCGCACCATCGGGGACGCCCGCCGGATCGCCTCCGACGAGTTCGACCAGTGGCACGACGGCACCCCGAGCACGACCGGCGCCAAGTGGAACCTGTTCTTCCCGTGCCAGGACTGCGGCGAGGACCACGGCGCGCAGGCCGCCTGCCGCGACGTCGAATCCGTCACCTTCACGCCGCTGTATGACGGCCCCGAGCCGCTCTACGTCACCCTCGGTGCCATCACCCTCACCAACGGCGCCGTGGTCCGCTTCCTCACCACCGACGACATCGACGACCCCACCATCGAAGGGTGGGTTGCCGACGCCGCCGGACGCATCGACGTGGGCAGGGGATCACTCCTCGAGCTGAACGTCGACGAGGAGGACCAGTGAGCAGCCACCGAGTGCAGCCCGGCTTCGGGGTCCAGCTCCAGCGCCACGCCAGAGATGAATACACGCTCATGCCGCCACCACTCCACGGCCCCATGACCGTCATGCCCAAGGGGCACCGTTACACGCTGCCCCGCAAGATGGGCCGGGTCGAGTACGCCTACTACCACGCCGGGCATCCGCACTTCGGCGGCCACGGATGGTGGGAGCCAGGCGACCCATGGCCGTCGGTCGCTTCCGTGGGGCCCGAGCTGGTCACGTTCCACACCCCTGTGCGCGACGCGCCCATGGGGCCGACGTGCCCTGTCTGCGGGGACATGATTGTCGGCGGCTTCGTGTGGGTGGAAGACGACGGACGGCAGGTGCATCTCGACTGCTCGCAGATGATCGCGACGATCCGCCGGAATAACGCCGAGGAGACCCAGTGATCGGCGACTCCCGCCACGCCGCCATCGACGAACAACTCAACCGCATGGAGGAACACTGACATGCTGCCCACGCTGACCTGGGAGGACGGCGTCGCAGCAAGAATCCGCCAAATGCCGCTCCTCGTCGACGAACTGCACGCCCTCAACGGCACCCGCAACCCCGACACCCAGACCGGCGCCATGCAACGCCACCCCCAAGGCGGCTCGAAAGCCCCCACGAACGAAACCGTGCTGTTCCTCCTCGACGAACGCGAAAACTCCACCTGGGGAGGACTCCACCACCTCGCGAACATCTCACGAACCCTCTGGTGCGCCCTACCCGAACACATCCGTAGCGGCCAACCCCAACCCCACGGCCTCACCTGGGCCACGGAAACCGAATGGCTCGCCGACCTGTGGACCGCCCACGCCACCGACCTGCCCGAACTGGCGATCGACTACGTCATCACTCAAACCAGAATCCTGTACACGGCCCTCGCCTCCTCCGTCGGCATCCACGAACCCCACCCGGCGCCCTGCCCACGATGCACCGGCCCACTCGACCTCGTCGGCCCCGTCATGCGCTGCCCACGCTGCGGCGCCGAATACCCCGGCCCCAAAGCACTCAAAACACATTGGCTCACCCACGACCCCATGACCACGAAAGACATCTCCAACTCCCTGCCCGGCCTCACGCCCGAAATGCTGTGGCAGTGGAAACGCCGAGGCAAGATCACACCCGCCGGAACCGCCGGGAAAGCCCACACCTGGCTGCCCTGGGACGTCATCGCAGTCCTGTGGCCAGACATCGCCGAAGCCATCACCTCCAACGACCCCGAAGTGGTATCCTGACAGCCGTGGGGACAAGTGTCCCCGCACAACGTGAACGCCCCCGCCGGAACCATCCGGACGGGGACGTTTCCACATACCGCCGCGCCGGGACGCTGGGCACTCTCCCCGAGCTGCGGCCACGCCGACCCCCGGATTCTTGACTCCATTCTGGCCGGGGGTCGGCCCATGTGCTGCTGGCGGAACGTAGACGCGCCGTCCTCAAAAGACGGTGCCCAACAGGGCATCAGGGTTCGAGTCCCTGGCAGCGCACAAGGCCCGCCCGGACAACAGCCACGCCCCGGGCGGACCGCACAGCGACGTGGAGCAGTAGGTAGCTCGCGGGATTCATGCTCCCGAGGTCGCCGGTTCGAATCCGGCCGTCGCCACCACACGGGGGGCACACAACACACCCCCACCCCCACGCGAACACCCCACCCCCCTACAACAACCCAGGGGGGCATGGGACACACGGCCCCACCCCATGCGCGGCCCAACCCCCACCAACCCCCACAAGAGACAGGACACGTCATGGCACGCAAGAAGCCACGCATCCCCGGGTTCGACACCATGAAGTCCCCCGTGCAGGCCGCCAAAGCCTCACGCGCCGTCGACATCATCGCGGGCACAACTCCCCCGCTGCGCACCACCACCAACACACGACGTGCCGCAAGCGCCCGCCGCTCCGGCTCCGGCGGCTCACTGCCCAAGAGCTGACCTCCCACATCATGGCCACATCGAGAACAGGAACAGCGCAACACAAGCGCTGGAGAGCCGCAGTCATCAAGCGCGACCGCGACCAAGGCATCACAGCTTGCCCACTATGCGGCCAACCACTCGACTACCAGAACAGCGGCCAACCCAACAGCGTTGAAGCCGACCACATCATCCCCCACAAGTACGGCGGCCCCACGACCCTCGACAACGGCCGTGCCATCTGCCGACACTGCAACCAATCCAGGGGCGCACGCCTCGCCCCACGCACCCCACCCACCCACACCACCACACTCATCAACTGGTGACCAGGGGCACCCCACACCCACACAGCCAACCAAAAATAACTCACACAAGAGATACCGGGGGGTATCCCCTCCCCCCCGAAGACACTTCGCCCCCGAAGGCATAGCGAAATACCCCCGGCCCGGTTTCGACCTCCGGATTCGCACGTGGGCCTGTGGGGGCCGTGGTGGGGCCTGTGGGGCGTTTTCACGGTCTGGGGCTGGTTTTTGGTGGGTTGGGGGCGTGGTGGCGGCTACGGCTCCCCACCCCCAGGGTTTCGTGACAAACCCCTAGTTACAGCGTTTCGTGGTAGACTGGCTCCATGTCAATGGGAACGTGTGAATGGTGCGGTCGGCCCCTCGAGCTGGCCGCCACTGGCCGCCCCCGCCGCTTCTGCTCGACGCGCTGCCGCAAGGCCGCGTCACGATCGCCCTTCCCTGCCGCGATGATCACGGCGCCGCGCTGGTGCCGTGCCGACGGGAAACGCCCGATCCGCCCGGACGGTCGTCCGGCGTCGTCGCGGGACGCCTCGACGTGGTCGGCGTTCTCCGACGTCCGTTCGGGCTCCGGGGACGGCTACGGGTTCATGTTGGGCGGCGGGTTCGGCTGTTACGACCTGGATCACTGCTCGACGGATCGGGCGCTACGGTTCGTCGCCTCGGTGAGGGAGACGGTGCTGTGGGTGGAACGGTCGGTGTCCGGGAACGGCGCCCACGTGTTCGTGGTCGGCGTGCTTGAGGGGCCCGGGCGTCGCGGCCGTGCCGTCGATGGCTTGTCGGTTGAGCGGTACTCATGGGCCCGGTTCATCCGGACCACTGGTCACCGCCTCGCCTAGCGTCCGTCATGGCCCATAGGAGCCCACAGAATAGGTGAGGCGACCAACTAGGCGTTTCCGCCCGGTTAGTCGCCTCCTAGGACCCGTTCTGTGCCTCTCAGGTGATGTCTTGCATGTCCGACAGTATGCCGGTCGCCGCGCTGTCGGCGTCGAGTCCGGTCACCCGGTCGTACTCCTCCCATTCGCCTCTCCCCTTGAATGGGCCCCGGTACATGATCTCGAGATAGGCCGGTACCGTCCGTTGCTGCTCGTCGTAGTTGAACTCGCCGATATCGGCGAAGCACTCCCGCCCGGCGTTGTCGATGTAGGGCCCGGCCGTCAGGATGTTTCCGCCCGCCCACCGTTGGAGTTTCGGGGCCCTTCCGTCGCGTCTCAGCATGTCCTCCAACTTGTCGAGTAGTTCCCGCTTGTCCTCTGGCGTTGTGCTCATGGTTCCCTCCCTTGGTTGAAGGGGCCCGGACCGTCCGGTCCGGGCCCCTATGGTCCTTCGCTCAGCCGAGCCCGACCGTCCGCAGTCGGCGGGACTCCTCGGCCGATATCTTCGGGATGTCGCCGTAATCGGTGTCGAGCGCGTCGCGGATGTCGGCGATGCTGTCGCCCGCCCCCATGGCCTGGCCGACTGCGAGCAGGGCTGTTCTGGCGCCCCTTCGCCGATCCTCGACCGCCGACAGTGTGGCGTCGTCAAGCTCGGAGTCGATCGCGTACCACCGCGAGCGGCAGGCATCCTTGTAGCGCTGCCAGACTGTCAAGAGTGCTTCGTACTGGCCCGGTGTGAGTGTTCCGCTCATTGTGTCCTCCTCGGGACTGGTTGGCGGGCGGTTCCCGCTGACATGAACTAGTAAACCACTATGCCTACCGACTGTCAAGCCCCGGACACAAGGAAGGGCCCCGGACCGTCCGGTCCGGGGCCCTATGCCAGCGGCTAGGCGAGCCTGGCAAGCAGATAGGCGGCCGCCTTGCCGGCGTCCTCCTCGTACCCTTCCGAACCAGCTGATTCGTCGCGGAAGTTTTCCCCGAGCACTTCGTAATCGGACCACATGAACCCGTGGAATGGGTAGCCGTCCTCGTCGAGCGCGTCGGATATGAGCGTGTAGCTGTCGTGCTCCTCGTCGTGCCAGAGTTTTATCTGGTCGTTGTCGCCGAATGAATCGGCGACATAGTCGGCGTCCTTTCCAGCGTCGCACAACATCGTGTGCAGTCGGTAGAGTTCATCGGACATCGTGTGTTCCTCCTCGAGTGGAAGGGGCCCCGCCTTTCGGCGGGACCCCGGTTTGGTTGGTCAGGCGACCCGGCGGCCGGGCTTGGTCATGTCCTCGGTGATCTCCCAAGCGTCACTAGGCCGCGCCAGATGACCAGCGGCACACTCCCGCATTTCGCGGGCCCAGGCGGCCGCCCATGAGGTTTCCCATCCCGGGAGTTCCATGGTCTGGTACTCGTAGCCGCTGATCGCCTTAAGGATCGTTCGCGCGATCCTGTCGTCCTCGTCCTCATCTCCCGGGGTCGCGTTGTCGGCGATCGTGACCAGCGAAACAGGTGTGAACCGGTAGGCCTCAGCCTCAGCGACCCGAGCGGCGCAGCTCGAATCCTCGTAGCGGGCGTTGACCGACTGGGCGTTAGCGACCCACAAGGTTCTTCCGAGCTCGTCGGCGTCGATGTAGCCGTACTCATGCTGTCGGGATCGCAGCGTGTCGACTGCCCGCCATTGGTACTCGCCGCCGATAATGCGGTAGGCGGTCGAGCAGATCCCGCTAGGCTGACTGGTCGCGTAGCTGACCAGAGCGTCAATGTGGGCTTTGGGAAGGAAGTTGCAAGACATTGTGTCCTCCTAGTGGACTAGTTGCTCCCGCTGACATCAACTAGTAAACCATGTTCCAGGTTCAGTGTCAAGCCCCGGACACAAGGAAGGGGCCCGGACCGTCCGGTCCGGGCCCCTAGTCCTTGTCAATCCGAGCGAGCCGGAACACTGCAGCCCGAGACAGCCCGGATGCCTCGATGATCTCCTCCCAGCTGTGACCGGCCGCCCGTGCCGCCCGGATCAACTCCGGGCGCCTTCCGCCAATGTCGCGCCACAGCGCCAGCTCAGCCAAGGGGCCCAAGGTCGACCCCCTGCCGCTTGGCGAGCGCGTGCCCGTCGATGTACTTGTCTCCGATGTCGATAGCGTCGATGGCCTGTAGGTAGGCCTCCTTGGCCGCCCGGTTCCGGAAGCACACACAGACCCAGTATTCCGAGTCGATCGCGTCGAACATCCGCGCTTCCTCATTCTTGGCGCGCTGTCGATATGCTTTCTGCAGAGCCGTAAGTTCCTTCTCCGAGTCTTTTTCCAGATCGTCCTCATAATCGACATCGGCCAGAGGATCATCGGCGGGCGTGCTGATAGCTTTCTGCGAGAACTTGATATGTCCTCCGAAACCGGGCCCATTCTTTCCGAACTGAATAGCAGCCATTCTAGTTTCCCTTCATCATGTGGTCATGTCGGAACAGTTCCAGGTCAGCGAGCGGGAACCATTCCAGAACTCGCGCGAAATCATCGGGCGCGTTTCGTTTCAGCGGCTCGATAAACCGATAGTCGAGCCCGTCGAATGACCGCCCGAACCACTTGTAGTCAATCGGTAGCGGGACTCCGTGCTTGTCCTTGTAAGGCAGCGGTAGGTCGGCGTCTCGCAGTCGGTCGCGCAACTCTGCTATCACCCAATCGGCAACCGGTGACACTTTGTGGTTGCTCGGCTTCATCAGGCCATGCCGTGAGAGACTGGCGCGTCTCGGGATACTGTCTGCAGCCCGGACACCATCGGCTACCCATGTGTCCTGTGGCAAGCCCAGGTCGTCCTTAATGAGCGACCATGTCTCTTCATAATCAATGGCAGGGATAGCTGCGGCCTCGATAATGGCGCACCGCTCCGGGGTCTGGAAAGTGAAATTGTTCAGCCATCGCCACAAGCTCGGGTGAGGGTATTTGTGGATTCTTTTTCCGAATCCTTCCTCGAATTGCGTGATCGTTTCGTCGATGAAATGCAGCCCAGGCATATAGTACAGGTAGCACATCTCGAATGGGATGCTGTCATCCTGCAGCGCAAGCGCGGCGGCCGTGGCGTCCTTCCCGAGCGACATAGCTACAAGGACCGTTCTTCCCTCGGCTTTAAGCCGCTTCCTGATCTCAGCCGATGGCGGCTGATTCTTTATATAGGTTGTCATGCGGACAGTCTACATATGAGACCAAAAGTTGTCAATACCCTAGGGAGGTGAGCAGAAATGAGGCGATCTCTTGTACGCCGGCAGGCCCGACTCGGGAATGCCGGAAGCGCACGTACCGCTATGCGAATGGCCAGGACCGGGAACACTGTCGCTGTGCGACGTTCCCCCAGCATCTCGGCTGGACGTTCCGGCGGTTCCTGATCGGAGGACACACGATGGCTCAACCTGAGCTTCCCGACGGCATCGAATGGCCGGACTCCACACGCGAATGGTGGAAAGCCTGGGGAGACGATCCTCGCACCCAAAAGTGCGCCGACGTCGACTGGCTCTACTTGTTCGACGGAGCCCTGCTCCACGCGGCCATCTGGGGTAACGGCGACTTCGCGTCGATCGGGAACCTCAGAAGCCACGTGAAGCTGTTCGAGCAGCGGCTCAAGGAACTCAACGATTCCACCGGGACGGGGACGCAGGCGGCAACGCCAGCACTCGTCATGATGGAGAAGTACCGGGAACGCCGCAAGACCGGCTGACAGGAAGGGGCGACGCGTGATCGGAAACCAAGTACCACGATTGCGCGTCGCCCCCTCCTACAAGGCCACGGGCGGCTCAGACGCCGGAGCCCTCGGGACCGCCTACGGGCTGAAACCCGACCCGTGGCAGCAGTCGGTTCTCGACGACTGGTTCGCCGAGACCCCGAAGGGGAAACTACGGTCCGGCGTGTGCGCCCTCATGGTGCCCCGCCAGAACGGCAAGAACGCCGTCCTCGAGGTCGTTGAACTGTTCAAGATGACGATTCTCGGACGCCACATCCTTCACACCGCCCACGAGGTCAAGACGGCCCGGAAGGCGTTCACGCGGCTGCGGTCGTTCTTCGAGAACGAGCGCGAATACCCCGACCTGGCACGGATGCTGAAAACTGTTCGCTCGACCAACGGGCAGGAGGCGATCATCCTTCATGCCCCCGACTGCCCGACGATGGCGGCAGGTTGCGGCTGCAAGGATGGCGGGTCGGTCGAGTTCGTCGCACGGTCGCGCGGGTCCGCTCGAGGTTTCACCGTCGACGACCTGGTGTGCGACGAGGTGCAGGAGATGACCGACGAGCAGCTCGAGGCGCTCCTCCCCACGATTTCGGCGGCGCCGTCTGGTGATCCGCAGCAGCTCTACACGGGCACCCCGCCGGGCCCCACGGCGTCCGGTGAAGTCATCATGCGGGTACGGGAGCAGGCCCTCGCGGCCCACCATTCCCGGCGTATCGCGTGGACGGAGTTCTCCATCCCCGACGACGCCGACCCCGACGAGTCCGTCAAGCATTGGCGGGACAACGCCCTGCAGGTCAACCCTGCCCTCGGCATCCGCCTGTCCATCCAGACAGTGGAGGACGAGTTGGCGGGCATGTCCCCCGCCGGGTTCTGCCGTGAACGCCTGGGGCGCTGGGACCGTGCCGCCGGGATACAGCAGGCGATCCCGGCCGGTAAGTGGGAGGCCACGGCCACCACGGAGGCATTCGACGGCGTCCGCTGCTTCGGTGTCGCATTCTCGGCGAACGGAGCCCGGCAGACGGTCGCCGGGGCCGTAAAGGGCCCCGACAAGGTCCACGTCGAAGTGATCGCCGCCCAGTCCGGCGGAACGGATGCCGGTATCCAGTCGTTGGCTGACTGGCTGGCGGACCGGTGGCGTGAAACGGCGGTCATCTCGATTTCCGGTCGGGCTGGTGGTTCGGTGCTCTACGAGGCCCTGCGGAAACGCGGCGTGCCCGATCGGACCATTCATATTGCCACTACCGGCGACTATCTGGACGCGTGCGCTCTGACGCTCGACGCGGTGAAGGCCGGGACGATCACCCATCCGAGGGTCGACAATCCCGCCACAGACGTCCTCGAGCAGTCAGTGGCCGTGTGCATCCAACGCCCACGAGGTGGCGCGTTCGGCTGGGAGGCGGCAACCGCCAACGGCGACGAAACGCCCCTCGAGGCGGTGTCGCTGGCCTACCGGGCGGCGAAAACCACGACACGACGACCTGGCCGCAAGCAAAAAGCTTTAGTGTGAGAGGAAGGGACAGCCGATGCTGTACGTGAACCCTGTCCCGGCCCCTATGCTGTTCGGCCCCCCGCAGGTCCTCGGCCTGGACGTCTACTCCCAGAATCGGTTGGACGACCTGGTGGAGCAGTGGTCGCGACGCCGCGCCCGCAACCTGATTCGCGCCCAGTACTTGGAGATGAAACGGCCCGTCGAGAACCTGGGGATTTCGGTCCCGCAGGAGATCGCCGACGGCTTGGAGATCGTCGTCGACTGGCCCGAGAAGGCCGTCTACTCGCTGGCGAACATGTGCCAGTGGGACGGCGTTACCTCTCCTGACGGCCAGTCCGACCCGTTCGAACTCGACGACCTGCTGCGCGCGAACCGCTTCGACGTGGAGCTGCCCGAGGCCATCGCGTCGGAACTCTCCTACTCGGTGAGTTTCATTTCCACGACCCCAGGTGATGTGCAGTCCGGGGAGCCCGAGGTCCTCATCATGATGCACTCGGCGGCCTGGTCCACGGCCTTGTGGGATCGTCGACGTCGCGGCCTGTCGGCCGCCCTGACGATCAACGACGCCGACGACTACGCCCGCCCCACCGAGATGACGATGTTCCTTCCCGGCGAGGCCGTCACGATGCGGAAACTCAACGACACCTGGGCTGTGACCGATAGACGCCTGCCCGGCGTCGACCGGGTGCCCGTGGAGCCGTTGGCGTTCCGCCCGTCCCTCGACCGGCCATTCGGACGGTCCCGCATCAACCGGCGCGTCATGACGATCACGGACCGGGCTGTCCGGGCTGCGCTGCGCATGGACGTGTCGTCGGAGCTGTACACGGCGCCCGGTCTGCTGTTGCGCGGCATCACGGAGGAGGCCTGGGCTGACATCTCCAAGTCGTGGACGTGGAAGCTCGGCGCCGTCAAGGGCATCACCCGCGACGAGGACGGGAACCTTCCCGAGGCCACGAACCTTCCGCAACAGACCATGCAGCCGTTCACGGACCAGATGCGGGAGCTGGCGGCGGAGTTCTCCGGCGCCACGAACATTCCCCTGTCCGATCTGGGCATCGTGCAGGACAACCCGTCGAGCGCGGAGGCGATGGCCACGGCCAAGGAGAACCTGGTCATCGAGGCCACGAACGCGAACCGTGTCAACGGCCACGCCCTGGCTCGCATCTACCAGAACGCCGTCATGATCCGTGACGGGCAAGGCATGACCGACGATCTGGCCGCGATCGGTTCACGCTGGCGCAATCCGGCGATGCCGTCGATCGTCTCCCAGTCCGACGCCATGGTGAAGCAGATCAGCGCGATCCCCGACCTTGCGAAGACCGACGTCGCCCTCGAGGAACTCGGCTACACCAAGGAAGAGATCGCACGGATCAGGTCGCAGATCAGGACGGCGAACGCCCGCGACGCGCTGGCGGCTCTCACCCGACCGGCGGCGCCTACGCCGCCCGCGACCCCAGGTCAGCCGCAGTTGCAGCAGCAGGCGGCACAGACCGGTAACCCGCAGGGGTGACGATGGCATCCCCCGAGCAGGAACGCCGCGTCATGGACGCCCTTAACGCGATCGTCTCCCACGCGCAGGGCGACTGGTTGCAGATCTGGAACTCGCTGTCAGGAAGCGATCGGTCGGAGGTTCGGCAGGCCCTCACCGACGGGTGGGTCGCCGTCATCGAGAAGTACGGCGACATCGCCCAGGTCCTCGCAACGGACCTGTTCCTCGACGAGGCCGACCGGCTCGGCATCACCCCGAATGTGAAGCCCGCCCCGCCGGCCACCCCAGACCGGGCGGCGGCACGGCTGGGATGGGCCATGGTCAGCGGCCAGGTCGTCGGGAACATGAACATTCTTCTCGACGAGTTCATCAAGCAGCCCTACCGCGACACGTTTCAGGACTCGGCGGTCGCCTCGGGGGCCGCTTGGGCGCGTGTCCCGAGAGGTCCCCACACATGCAAGTTCTGCATGTTGCTGGCATCGCGGGGCGCCGTGTACGGCACCAAGGGCAAGGGCCTGTGGGCCGACGGTCTCGTCGGCCACAAGTACCACGGCGACTGCGACTGCGACGTCATCCTGTGCCGTGGCCCCCAGGACTACCCGGCGGGCTACGACCCCGACGCCCTCTACGACGTCTACGACATCGCCGCCAATCAGGCGTTCGGCGGCGGAGCCCGGAACTCCGGCCCCAAGACGGGCCCGAACAAGAACTCCGGGCTGAAAGCCGTTCTCGCCCAGATGCGCCGAAACGCCATCGAGAACGGCGAGACGAACGTCCACTGATTTCCCTGCCACAAGGCAGGACTAGCCGCCGCAACGGCGGCATCCCCCAAGGAGCAGACGAGCCCGCACAGGCGACGCTGCGCCCGACCGCAACGAAGGGAACACCATGAGTAAGCCCGAAGAGACCCCCGCGAAGGACGCCGACCCGATCGTCGACTCCCCCGCCACCAACGACACCGCACCCGGCCAGGACACCGCCGACGACACCGACTGGAAGTCCCTCGCCCGCAAGTGGGAGGCACGCGCCAAGGAGAACAAGGACGCCGCCTCGAAGCTCGCGAAGTACGAGGAGTCCCAGAAGACCGAGGCGCAGAAGCAGGCCGACCGGATCGCCGAACTCGAGGCCAAGGCCGCGCAGGCCGACGCCCTCAAGGCCCGCTACGAGGTCGCCGCCGCGAAGAACGTTCCCGCCGATCTGCTCGCAGGCCCCGGGGACGATGTGGAGGCGTTCGCCGACGCCCTCATCAAGTGGCGCGACGGAGCCGTCAAGGCCGCCGACAAGGCGCCCGACGCGAAGCCCAAGGGCCAGCCGGTCCCGAGCATCGGCAAGGAGCCCGGAAGGACCGGGAACCTGACGATCGACGAACAGATCAAGGTGGCTCACGACAACGGGGACAAGAACCTCGAAGGACAGCTCAAGGTGCTCAAGCTGGGCCAGTTGGCCCGCTGAACGATCAATTCGAAAGGACGGGCCTTAGATGCCTGGAATCACTGGGCAGGGGACCACGTTCACCCTGCCGAACTACGTGGGCGAGCTTTTCAACGCGAGCCCCGAGGATACCCCGCTGCTGTCCGCCATCGGCGGCCTTACGGGCGGACGTCCCGCCACTACCCGCTCGTTCGAGTGGCAGGGCTACGATCTGCGAGACCCCGACGCGAACCGGCAGCGCCTTGAGGGCGCCACGGCCCCCGAGGGCGCCGAGCGGACCCGCTACTCCGCCTCGAACGTCGTCGAGATCCACCATGAGGCCGTCGAGATCAGCTACACCAAGCAGGCGACCTCCGGCGAGCGGAGCACCGACGGACGACCGGTCGTGCAGATCGGCGGAACCGTCGTTCCCGCCAACGAGCTGCAGTGGCAGATCGACCAGCAGATGAAGCAGATCGCCCGCGACGTCGAGTCGACCTTCATCGTCGGCAAGTACGCTCTGCCGGCCGACAACGCGACCCCCCGTAAGACCCGGGGCCTGTTGGAGGCCATCACCACCAACGTCGCCGAGTCGACCGCCACCGCCGAGACCCTGACCGCCAACGAGATTCTCGACCTGATGCAGACCGTGTGGTCCAACGGCGGCATCCAGACCACCGAGACCCGAACGATCATCGTCAACGCGTCCTTGAAGCGGGCTCTCACCCGCATCTTCATCACGGACGCCAAGTACGAGGAGCAGTCCCGAAACGTCGGAGGCGTCGACCTGCAGACCTTCGAGACCGACTTCGGACGCGCCAACATCATGCTGGACCGGTGGATGCCGTCCGACACGCTGGCCGTCGTCTCCCTCGAGGAGCTGGCGCCCCGCTTCCTGGAAATCCCGGGCAAGGGGCACTTCTTCGTCGAGCCTCTCGCGAAGACGGGCGCCTCGGACAAGGTGCAGATCTACGGCGAGATCGGCCTGGAATACGGCAACGAGCGCACCCACGGGAAGCTCACCGTCGTTTCGGGTTCCTGACCGCCGCTGAGGCCGCCCCGGCGCCACGCCGGGGCGGCCTTGCACGAGGAGGCATGGCGTGGCTGATGTGTTTATCGACGGGGTGCAGTACGCCCCCGTCGCCGATTCGTCGCCGAGTATCGGTGTCGCCGTGACGACACGGGACCGGCCTGACATTCTGAAACGCTGCCGGGAGGCCTGGGGCAAGTTCCTGCCAGCCGGGGCCGTTCTGGTGATCGTCGACGACGCTTCCGCGAAACCGGTCGACAGCGCGACGTACAGGTTCGACGCGCGAGCTGGCATCGCAGGGGCGAAGAACAAATGCCTCGAGCTGTTGATGGACGCCGGGGTCGACCACCTGTTCCTGTTCGACGACGACTGCTGGCCCAAGGTAGCCGACTGGTGGCGCCCCTACGTCGAATCCCGCGAGCAGCATTTCGCGCACTCCTGGGGGCTCGCGGAGCTGTACCGTGACTCCGAGATGGTCGCCACCCACGCGTCAGGCGGCACCATGCTGTACCTCACACGCGACGTCGTGGCAGACTGCGGCGGATACCAGACCGACATGGGCAAGTACGGCCGGGAACACTGGAACCTCTCGGACCGCATCTTCTCGCGCGGCTGGACGTCATTCCGCTATCAGGACATACCGGAAGCCACGGACGGGAAACTGTTCTACGAACTGGACAGGTACGAGAAAAACACAACGCATTCCACCGCCACCAAGGCCGACAAGGAATACGACCAGGGGACAGGCCGGAAGGTGTGGCGGGACCGCCGCCACGACACCGAGTTCGTGCCGTGGCGCCCGCCTCGCGACGTCATCCTCACCGACCTGTACGTCAAGGCCACCGACCCCCAGCGGGGCCGCGTGACAGGCCTCACGGCGCAGGCCGTGGAACGCCTCGAAACCTCCGTCGACCGCCCCCTCGTCATCTTCACCGACATAGACGACCCGCCCGAACGCGACGGCGTCGAATGGGTCCCCTCGAAAGCCTCTATCGGCCTCGACTTCCAACGCTGGCTCAACGTGTCCCGCTGGCTCGCTGACCACCCCGACATTGACCGGGTGTGGCATGTCGACGCCACCGACGTCATCATGACGCGCAGCCCATGGGGCCGCATGGAGCCCGGCACCCTGTATGTCGGCGATGAGCCCTGCACGATCGACTCCCCGTGGCTGAAACAGATGCACCCGGACGCCTCGATCCTTGACATGATCGAACGTCACCCCGACTGGCAGATGCTCAACGCCGGTGTCGCTGGCGGCGACCGTGACCTGGTGGCGGGGCTCGCCCGGGCCATCGTCCAGTTCTACTGCGACGATCACATCGACCAGGTCCAGCGGTGGGAGACCGATCTCGCCCGAACGGACATGGGCCCGTTCAACTGGGTGTGCCGGAACCTGTTCCCGGGAGTCATCTCCCACGGCCCCCATGTCACGAACATCTTCAAGTCCGACAAGCCGGGAGACACGTCATGGTGGAAACACAAATGAGGCCCGGCCGCCTTACTGTCGCCCACGGCGTTGTCGCAACCCAGGACCGCATCGACGCCGCCACAGACCTTGCCGACCAGCTCGACGCCGAGGTGCTGGCAGTGGACCGGTCCGGGGCCGGTGAACGGTCCAACCACCAGAACTGTCTCGGGGAACTCCTCGCCACCGGGGCTGACTGGCTCGTCATGGTGGAGGACGACGCGATCCTGTGCGGCGCGTTCGCCGCCCGCGAGCTGGAAGCCCTCAACGACATCGGCCCCGACCGCATCGTCTCGTTCTACCTGGGGACCGGGCGGTGGGCCGGGGAGGTGTGGTCGACCCACGGCCCCCGGGTCGACCAGATGGTCGCCAACGCCCGCCGGGTCGGTGCCTCCTATGTGCAGGGCGCCGGGCTGTGGCACGGTGTCGCAGTCGCGATCCCCTCCACCCTGGCCCCTGAGGTTCTCCATCACATCACCCACTCGCCACGTCCCACCGACTGGGCGATCTCCGAATGGTGCAAGGCGACTGGGACCACGGTCGCCTACACGGTCCCGTCCCTCGTCGACCACGCCGACGCGGCGCCCCATGTCGACGACAGCGGCGACCTTGTGCCGCGCCACGCCATCTACTTCCAAGGAGCGTCATGACCCCATACGCCGCCGTCGCAGACCTCGAGAAGGGATGGCGGACGCTGTCGGACTCCGAGAAGACGATCGCCGAGGCGCTCCTGGCCCGCGCTTCGCGGATGATCGCCGCACTGTGCCCCGGCGCCGCGACCGCTGACGCCGACCTGCTCGCCGACATCGCCTGTGCCTCCGTGAAACGCGCCATGGCTGCGGGCGGGGACAATGTCACCAGTCGCTCCATGACCGGAGGCCCTTACTCCGAGCAGCTCTCCTACGCCAATCCTGCCGGGGACCTTTACCTCACCAAGGTGGAGAAACGGCTCCTCGGCTGCGGAGTGATGCGAGCCTACGAGACAGGACTGCCGCTATGAGCTACATCCGTGACGCCTTCTCCGACGGCAAAGCTGGCCGCCGGGTCCTACTGGTGGCCATGAACGCCAAGACCGCCGAGTCGCTGGCGGATTCGCTCGCGAAAGCCGACGGAATCTCGAAAGTCCACCGGCGCGGAGAAACGGTCGGGATCTTCGCCGACGGCGGAGGATTCGTCCGCATCATCACCCAACGGCAGGCCATCTTCGGCGCCGCCCGAGGCTGCAACTACGACCGCGTCTACGTTCCCGCAGATTCCGACTCCCGTCTCCTCGAGAAGGTGTACCCCACCCTCATGGGACGGCTCGACGCGCAACCTGTGAAGGAGTACCGGTGAAAGGCCGAACCGTCACTGTCCGCGCCAGGACGCAGACCGGTGTGGACAGCCTCTACAACCCGATATGGGCGTGGACCGACGAGGCAGTCGTCGACGATGTTCTGTGCGCTCCCGGCGCTACCGGGAACCTGACCGGAAACATCCGCCCCGACGGCGTCGAGGTGCAGTACACCCTCCACTTCCCGAAAACGTTCACCGGCTCTCTCGCCGGGCGCCGGATCACGTTCGACGGCTACGAGTACGAGGTGCTCGGCGACCCCCGCCCATACCAGGACGAGAACACGCCCACCCGGTGGGACCGTCCCGTCGAAATTAAGGAGGTGAGCGGCTGATGGCACGCGCCAAGGTCGTCATCAACTGGGACCAGGTCGACGCGGCGGTCGCAGAGCAGATCGAGTCGATCTCGTGGAGGATCGCCAACGAATGCGGCCCCCACTACGGCTACTCCGTCAAGAAGTACGCCTTCCCCGGCCGCCAGAACCGGCCACGAACCCATGGGCTGATCTTCACCGACGACACCGCAGGCCGGGTCGACAACGCCCGCCATAACAGGATCCTCAAGGCGGCCCAGTCATGGCAGGCCGCCGATGTCTGAGATCACGTCAGAGGCGCGCCTCATCGGCTGGCTGCAGGCCGCCGGACTGCCGGCCTACGGAGACGTCCCCGCCCGGCGCCCCGAGAGATTCGTCACCGTGGAACGCACCGGCGGGTCTATCGACGCCGTGTTCGACCGGCCGACATGGGCTGTGCAGGTGTGGTCCACATCCAGGGCGCAGGCATCCGAGGACGCGCTGGTCCTGGCGGCCCGCCTTGCCGACGCCGACTCCGGCTTCCTGGCGGGCGCCGAGGTCTGCGACGTCGACGTCGAATCCATCTACGACTTCCCCGACCCCGACTCGGGGCAGAACCGCTACCAGATGACGGTAACGGCGCTGATCCACAACTGAACAACGCATTCAACTCCAAAGGGGCATGGCAGTCCTATGGAGGAACAATGGCCACCAACGACGCGTCGAAGGTTTCGGTCGGCAAGCCGAAGCCCGCCGGTTCCGTGTGGGCGGGCGACAAGACGATCACCGCCCCCACCGACTCCACGTCCGAGCTTCCCGCCGGGCTCGTCTCTCTCGGGTTCGTCTCCGATGACGGGCTCACGAACTCCGCCGACACCGACTCCGAGGAGATCAAGGAGTGGGGCGGCCTGACCGTGCTTCGTGTGCGCACGAGCTACTCGGAGACGTTCAAGTTCACCCTCATCCAGTCGCTCTCCGACGACGTCATCAAGGAGGTTCGGGGGGCCGACAACTACTCGAACGTTGGCGGCGTCGAGACGGTCAAGCACACCAACAAGGAGCTTCCGCACCGTCTCTTCGTCTTCGAGGTGCTGCTCAACGACGGCACCATCAAGCGAATCGTCGTGCCCGACGCCCAGATCACCGAGATGGACGACGTCGAGTACAAGAACAACGCCGCCATCGGCTACAACGTGACCCTCTCGGCCTACCCGAACGCCGACGGCGTGACCGCCTTCGAGTACCGGGCGCTGCCCGCAGGGTCGTAACAGACGTCGACGGCCGGGGAAACACCATGCCATGCCCGCCCCGGCCGCCGACCCAACCTTCCAGGGCATGGACAGCTACAACGAAAGGGCATGGACCAATGGACGAGAACTACCCGATCCCCGACGGCGTCGCACAGCCCGAGGACCACAAGGCCCCCGGCGACGCCCGTACCGTCGAGGTCTCCGGCATCGAGGTGACCGTGGAACTCGCGGCGCTCGACGACTGGCATCTCACCAAGCTGCTCCGCAAGATGGAAGACGACGGCCTGCTCGCCGTCGACGTCGCGGAACGCATCTTCGGCGACCAGCTCTCCAAGGTGGAGGACGGCCTGTCCGACGAGAACGGCCGCATCTCCAACGAGAAGATCGCCACGTTCATCGGCGAGGTCATGGAGGCCGTCGCCCCAAACTCCTGAGGCTCGCCACCCTCCTGAGAGACGCACCCGACGAACTGTCGGCCGATTTCATGCGTTTCTTCGGGTGCCCGCTCTGGCGGGTGCCGCCGCTCACGGCGGCGGCATGGGTGGCGCCGATGGTCAAGCAGACGGAGTCGTGGACGTACCGGAAACTCAACCCTGAGTGGTACTGGACGCCGGACAACCAGTTGTTGGCGACCGTGATCGACGAGCTACGGGTCGCGAACTGGCAGCGTTCGGAGGACGGCCACAAGAACCGCAACCATCCCGACCCGTACCCGCGCCCCGGTGCGGAGAACTACGTGGCTCACGGCGACCGGCCCCATGCGGTCGACGTCGACGAACTGCGGGAGATTCTCTCCCGCCCACGCACAGCGATAACCGGCCGGGACACCGTTCACGGCTTGTGAGAAGGGACCAGCCATGACCGGCGGTAAAGGCATCAACCTTGGTAACGCGTACCTGTCCGTCTCCCCGAGTTTCAGCGGGTTCGGACGCTCTGTCGCCAAGGAGGTCGGCGCCGCGACCGCGACGTCGTCCAAGGGCCTGTCCTCCGGTCTCGGTGGGGCATTCCTCACAGCCGGGAAGGTGGGCGTCGGCGCGATCGCCACTGTGGGCACGGCGATCTCCGGACTGACGCTCAAGGGCGGAATCGACCGGGCTCTGCAGATCGAGCAGGCGAAGACCAAGCTCACGGGTCTGGGCATGTCCGCGAAGCAGGTTTCCGGGGTTATGGACGATGCCCTCAAGTCCGTGAAGGGCACGGCGTTCGGCCTCGGGGACGCCGCCACTGTGGCGGCGTCCCTGGCCGCGTCCGGGGTGAAGTCCGGAAAGCAGATGCAGGACGTCCTCCGGACGGTCGCCGACACGGCCGCCATGTCCGGACGCTCCATGGCCGATATCGGCCTGATCTTCGGGTCGGTGGCGGCGCGTGGCAAGTTGCAGGGCGACGACATGCTGCAGCTCATGTCCTCGGGCGTGCCCGTCCTGCAGCTCCTCGCCAAGCAGACCGGCAAGACGTCAGCCCAGATGTCCGACCTCGTGTCCAAGGGCAAGGTCGACTTCAACACGTTCTCCAAGGCCATGCAGGCCGGGATGGGTGGCGCGTCTCTGGCGGCCGGGAAGACGTTCAACGGCGCCATGTCGAACGCCAAGGCCGCCCTGTCGCGTCTCGGTGAATCGGCGGTCACCCCCGCCCTGCACGCCGTCACGCAGGCGTTCAACACGCTCACCCCGCAGGTCGACAAGTTCGCGAAGGTTGCCAAGCCCGGCATTGACGCGTTCTACACGTCGGCGTCACAGGCGTTCGGCTACATCAAGACGTCGGCCACCCAGGACATGAACGCGTTCAAGGGTGCGTTCGATGCCGCCGACAACGACATCACTTCCTCTGGCATCCCCGGTGTCTTCGAGCTTCTCGGCGGCACGGCCGCCACGATCAAGCAGGACTTCTCCGGCCTGTGGAACAACGTGGCCGGTGGCCCGCTCGGCGACAAGGCCGTGCAGGTGTGGAACGCTGTCGGGAACGCCCTGACGTCGCTTCTCGGGATGCTGTCCAAGTTCGGTTCCGTGCTCGGGCCCCTTGTCATCGGGTTCGCGAAACTTGCCGGTGGCGCCGTCCTCGGCGCCCTGATGGTCGCGTTCACGGCGCTGCGCCCGATCTTGAACGGACTCGCCACCGCCTTTCGGGCGGTCGGCAACTTCGTCAAGGACCACGAGGTTCTGTTCCGCACGCTCGCTGCCGCGATCGCCGTGTTCGCCGTCGGGCTCTACGCTCCCATCCTGGCGTTGGCCGGGTTCGTCGCCGTGGCCGCGAAGGTCTCAGCGGTCATCGGAACGGTCAAGAAGGCGTTCGCAGGCCTCAAGCTGGCATTCAACGCGTTCCGGTTCATGTTCCTCACGAACCCGTTCGCCCTGATCATCGCCGGTGTCGCAGCCCTGGTCGTCGCTTTCATCTACGCGTACAAGCACTCCGAAACCTTCCGAAACGGGGTCAACAAGGCCCTTACCGGGATCAAGAACGTCGCCCTGGCCATCGGGCGATGGTTCGCCGGACCGTTCGCCGGATTCTTCAAGGCAGCATGGGACGGCATCAAGAACGGCGTCAACGCCCTCCTCGGATGGCTCGGCAAATACTGGCCGCTCCTCCTCACGATCATCCTCGGCCCCCTCGGATTCGTAATCTCCCAGATCATCACGCACTGGGGTGCCATCAAGAAGGCGTTCACAGACGGGGTCGGCGCCGTCAAGGGCATCTGGACGTCCATGTGGACAGCTCTCACGAACTCGTGGGCTTTCCAGGCGTTGGTGGCGATCTTCTCGGTCGGATTCGCGCTCCTCAAGAAGGTCTTCCAGACGTGGCTGGCGGCGATCCAGGCCGTCTGGTCGGCTGTGTGGACGGGCATCAAGGCCGTCGCCATGTTCATCTGGGGCGGGATACGCGGCACGATCTCGAACGCGATGTTCGCCATCCGGAACGTCATCGTCCCGGTCCTCAAGGGCATCGCCACGTTCTGGTTCGCCACATGGTCGGTCATCAAGACCGTCGCCTCGGCGGTATGGAACGGCATCAAGACTGTCATCACTACGGCGTTCGAAGCCGTCAAGGCCACTATCACGCGCGTCCTGTCCGGGATCGCGTCGCTGTGGTCCAAGCGGTGGAACGGTGTGAAGAACACCGGCTCAACGCTGATGGCCGCCACGAAGCTTGTGTTCACCCGCGCGCTTGACGGCATCAAGGCCGCATTCAGGACGGCCGTCGACGCTATCGGCAAGGTGTGGGGTGGTCTGCAGGCCATCACGAAGAAGCCCATCTCCTTCATCCTGAAAACCGTTATCAACGGCGCCCTGATCAACGGGTTCAACTTCATCGCCGGGAAGCTCGGCGCGAAGACGATCCCCAAGATCAAGATTCCCAAGGGGTTCCGTGACGGCGGCTTCACCGGGCCTGGCATCGACACGAAGGTCGCCGGTCTGGTCCACGCGGGCGAGTATGTGCTGACGAAGCGCGAGACCGCCCGTATGGGCGGCCCGGCCGGAGTGGCGCTGTGGAAGCACGCCGCCCTCCCCGGCTATCGCAGCGGCGGCTATGTGGGCGGTCGCGGACGGTTCACGGAGAAGTTCGCGGCGCATGTCGCTGCTGCCGCTGACCGGCTCGGCACCACGCTGCAGCTCGCCCAGCGGGGATGGAACGCCGCTAACGGGCTGTCCGGCACTTCCCACGCCGGTGACGCGCTGGACGTGTCCGGTGGCGGCGATCTGTGGAAGATCAGGGACGCGCTGCGTTCCGAGGGAATCGCGGCGTGGGTCCGTGGCCCTCTGCAGGGCTTCTCGTGGCACGTCCACGGCGTCCCCATGTCCAGCGCCATCGGTACGGGCCGGGGCTCCGCGATCTACCAGGCCCAGGATTACAAGGGCGGCGGCGCCGGGCTCCACGGTCTCGGCCAGCCCGACCCTTATGCGAAGGGCTCCAAGCAGGTCTGGGCCACGATCGCCGGTGCCGTCGGTTCCGCGTGGGACGGCGTGAAGAAGCTTTTCGGTGGCCTCAGCTCTCCGATGGACTGGTTGAAGAACAAGCTGTCCGGCCCTATCGGAAATATTACGAAGAGATTCGGCTCCTCGCCGTTCGTCGGCATGGTGAAGAAGGTTCCCGAGAAGATCCTCACGGCGGCCGTCGACAAGGTCAAGGGAATCTTCGAGAACTTCAACAGTTCCGGCGATTCCACGGATTCCTCCGACGGTGGCTCCGGCGGCATGGAGAAGTGGCGTCCGCTCATCGAGAAGGCTATGGCCATGACGGGCTTCGGCTCGGTCAAGGCCGACGTCGACCGATGGCTCCGCCAGGTGATGTCCGAATCCTCGGGCAACGCGGCGGCCAAGCAGGGCGTCATCGACGTGAACTCGGGCGGCCATGAGGCATACGGGCTGCTGCAGGTCATCCCGGAAACTTTCGCCACCTACCGGGACAAGGCGCTTCCGAACGATCGCGGGAACGCGCTCGCCAATGCGGTCGCGGCCATGAACTACACGAAGGCCCGCTACGGGTCGACGTGGCGTTCGGTTATCGGCCACGGCCACGGCTACGCGTCGGGAGGGAACGTGTTCCGCGACATCCTCGCCCCGGTCGCCGAGAAGGGACCCGAGCTGGTCGTCGGCCCACAGGACCGGCACTTGACGGCCGGGTCCCGGGTGTACAACGCCGCCGATACCGCCGCCATGTTCTCCGGCCCGCACACCTTCAACCTGTACGACTCCGACGGCGTGCTGCTCGGAACCATGTACGGGGCTGCGGTGGGGGCGATCGAGGACAGGGCCGACATGAACGCACGGATTGGACGCAGATGACGACGAAACTTCGGGTGCAGTGGGCGACGTGGGTCAACCAGGCCGCACCGACCACGAACTACTTCCGGAAAACCGGATACGTGATGGTTTCGAACCAGTCGAGCCACGTCAAGTTCAGCTACTTGTGGTTCACGAATCCCTTCCCCAGGTCAGGCGCCAACATTCTGTCGGCGACCCTGACGCTCCGCACTCGGGCGATCTCTGGGGCTGGCACGGTGAACCTTGGCGTCGACCTTGCTACGGCGTATCCCGTCGGAATCAGCATGATGAACTGGAACACTCGGGCCAGTAAATCTGGGAATCAGGTGTCGCTGACGAAGTCGGCGCCCCTGGCTGACAACACGGTCTGGACTTTCGACGTCACCAACATGGTTCAGACCGTCGGCGCGGGCTACGGGTTCTCCGGGTTCATCATCAGCACCACGAATACCCGCGACATCCTGATTCAGGGCAACATGTCCGCGACACTCGACCCGGTACTCGAGGTCGAATGGACCGAGGCGCCGCTGCCCCCTGACAGCCTGTCCCCCTCCACGGGGCAGGCCGTCGGGTCCGCGCTGCCTATCCTCCGCTGGTCGTTCTGGGACCACGCCGGGGCCACGTCGATGCAGTCGGCGCAGGTGCAGGTCGCCGCCACGGAGGACGGTTTCGGGTCGCCGCTGTGGGACTCGGGAACGGTGGCGTCGACAGCTTGCCAGCTGGACCTCGCCGCCACAACCTGCCCGGCCCCTGCCGTGGACACGCTGCGCTGGTGGCGAGTCCGAAATCAGGACTCGGCCGGGCTGTGGTCTGCGTGGTCCGATCCGGTGTCCTGGCAGTGGCATCCTCGCCCGACAGTCACGCTGCTGCAGCCGAATGGCGGCGTGTTCTCCGACCCCACACCGGTCATCCAGTGGGGCTACGACGGTGACATGCCGCAGGCCAGATGGCGCGCGTCGGTCTCGATCCTCGACGGGTCGACGTGGCGCGTGGTGGCCGCATCCGGCACCGTCGTATCGACAGAAACGTCATGGCAGCCCGACGTCGGCCTCGCCCGCGCGGGGACGGCACGAATCATCGTGGACGTGTGGGACGGGCGGGACCGGGAAGCAACCCCCGGCCTCGCGCTCTACAGCTCGGCGTCAGGGAACTTCGAGTTCCAGCCATCCGACACGGTCGCCCCGGTCGCAGGGCTGGCGATTGAGACGCACGGGCTCATGCCGACCGTTGACCTGACCTGGTCGCGTTCCGAGGTACCCGACAGGATCGACGTCTACAGGGACGGCTCCGTCCTGTCTCGGCACGAGGGCCTCGACTGGCTGATCAGCGGCGACGACTACACCATGTCCGACCTCACCTGCCCCAACGGGCAGCACACCTGGGACGTGTACGCGGTCGTCAACGGCGTCTCGTCGGTCGCCGCCTCCGTCACGGCCACGATCCGGCACGCCCCGACCTGGCTCATCGACCCGGCCACACAGGAACGGGTGTGCATCGTCGGCGACGGCGACCACGACATGACCATGCCAGAAACCGTGGAAGAGTTCGCCCCGATCGGCGCCACAAGTAAGGTGCGTATCACCTCTGCCCAGTACGGCTACGAGGGCTCGATCTCCGGCCAGTTGGCGCCGTGGTTCGGACTCCCAGACACGGAGACTCCCCGCCTGTGGCGTGAACGTCTCATGGCGTGGAAGGCCGACCCCGGCCGACAGCTCACCCTCCTCATCGAGGATCTGCAGTTCCACGTCGGAGTCACTGAGATCACCGTCGCATCCATCAAGGGGCACGCTGGCGAACTGTTCAACGTCTCCTTCAAGTTCCACCAGGCCGACCGGTTCATCTTCGGGGAGGGGGCCGCGCTGTGATCGCCACCGGATTGACGACCGCCGAGCAGGCCGTCTTCGAGGAAGGCTTGCGCCACGATCACGCCGTCTCGACAACGGTCCGCATCCTCGATCTGAACCACAAGGTACTGGGGGTCGCAGACGACGGCGTCCTGTCCGGGTCGGTGGATGTCGACACCTCTCAGGACACGGACCGGTCGTGCAGCGTGGAAGTCCTCGACCCGTCGAACCGTCTCGGGTTGGTCGGCTCAGGCCCCACGGCTCCGGTTGTCTGGGCCGACAAGATGGTGCAGATCATCTACAGGGTCCACGTCTCGGCCCTCGGCAAATGGGTCGACGTGCCGATCTTCACGGGCCCGATTACCAAGGCCGACGACACCGACGGGAAACTGGCCATCACCGGCTCGGGCAAGGAATATCTCCTCAACCGCGATGGCGGGACGTCGATCTCCAAGACCTACAAGAAGGGGGCGAGGAAGACCGACATTATCGGCCAGCATCTCGCCGCGATGGGCGAGACGCACCGTCAGATCACTGCATGGAACGCCCGCACCACAGCCGACATGACGATCTCCGGGGTTGACAAGCCCTGGCCAATCCTCCTGTCCCTGGCACGGTCGCTGGTCTCCGACAGCTCCAACTATCCGTGGTTGGGCTACGACGGGCTGGGAATATGCCGCCTCGCCTCCCATTCGAAGGCCGTCAAGTGGCACTTCACGATGGGCGCCGACATCGTCTCCGAACCCAAGGTGAGCGTCGACGAGTCGGCGATGTGCAACTACGTCCGCGTGCTGAACAACGACACCGTGCTCGCCACCCAGAAGGCGCCCGCAACGGACCCGTTCTCCGCGCAGAACCTTGGCCGTGGTGGCGTCCCGAGGTGGATTCGAAGCGACGTCACCACCGACTCGACGGACAAGAAATCTGCCCAGAAGCTCGCAGACTCTACTTTGGATTCGCTACTGCGGGCCGCTGTCGACGTCGAGTTCGAATCACTGGTCGTGCCTCACCTCGAGCCGCGCGACGTGATCCGCGTGTCCGCGCCCACCTGGGAGTGGGACCTGCAGGTCGCGAAGTACACGATCCCGTTGGCCGCGTCTGCAGCGATGAGCCACGGCCGGAACGCGCAGATACGACCAACCATCAAATACAAGGCGACCGGAAGGGCCCGCTGATGCAACAAGTCGGAACTGTTCTGGACGTCGAGTCCGAACGGCGCGGCGTGGTGGCAACCTCGTGGACTGGCGTTACCATGACCGTCACGAATGCCGCCGATCTGGACCGTGAGGGAGGGCTCCTGTCCGTCGACCGTCTCGACGGGGCGACTCTGTACCAGTACGTCGCCGTGACGGATGGCGCCACGGATGATGCCCCGGACACGGTGACGATGGCCACCGCCGCCCCGGGCGACTGGCCTGTCGACACAACCGATCCCGACACCGGCGACATCGTCCCCGCCGAGGTCCGGCTGGACGTGTGGCCCGAGCTTCTCGACGTCGTCGCCGTCGTGGACCTTGGCGACGGTGAGACGGTGCCGTGCATCGTTCCCCACAGTCTGCGGCCTCTCCTGGTCGATGGGGTCCGCGACCCCGGCACGGGCGAGACGGTGCAGTTGGATCGTGTGGCCGGAGTATGGACCGTCTCCGACGTGCTGTCTCGGCGCCCCGAGATTCAGGGCACCGCGATGTACTGGCCGGACAAGTCCACCCTCCCGCACGTAGAGGTCACCGGCGACACCATCGAGGTACACAAGGCCGACGATGACGGCGACGAGATCGTCACAACCTCTCTGGGGGGCTCGAGCGGCGACTTCCTCCAACTGTCCGATGATGGCATCAACCCGAACGTTTCGCTCAGCTCCGACGGTTCCGGGGTCGTCGACACACTGTCCGTGAACACGTCGCTGTCGGTCGCCGGCCAGGACTTGATGGACATCCTCGCCGGGTACGCGAAGGGAATCGTATCGGCCTACGACTGGGTGCAGAACTCGACGTCGGTGGGGACTTCGGAGTGCGGGCTGCGCGATATCGCGTTCGACGCCGAGGTGGGCAGAACCTATCGGATCGTGTTCGACGGATACGTGTACACGTCCGCGAACTGCCGGTTCCAGTTGTTCTTCCGGGCTAGATCTTCCGGTGACGGCCTGCCGGCTGCGGCCCCGACGATCACGCAGAGCGCGCTGTGGGGGTCCGGCGTGTACAACAACCCGATTTCAGTGGCCGGTCTCGTCCGGGTGCATTTAGAACGGACGATCACCCCGAACCTCTCCTACACGTCGACATCGCAGTACCGGGTGCTGCTATCGCTGGCCACGTTGACGTCCGGAACCTCTGCGCAGGTGTATGCGGCAGAGAAGTCGCAACTGTATGTGGAGGACGTCGGCAAGTACACGGGCGGCTGGGCGGACGCCGTGCCCAATTCGGGGGGCGGCACCCCGGCGTCGGGCACGGCCGATCCTCCCCCGGCTACTTCGGTGAAAACCTACACGCAGACATGGAACGCGTCCTCAATGCGCTCCTGGCGTGGCTCCTCGCAGGACAACTCCACGCTCGCGCAGGGCTATTACGGCGGCTACCAGCGCTATTCCTTGGCATTGTTTCCGTCGCTCGCCTCGACCTTGTCGGGGGCGACGTTGCAGGACGTACAGATCTATCTCAAGAACCTGTCCTGGTATTACAACGCGGGCGGCACGGCCCGGATCGGGCACTACAACTCGTCCAGCCTCCCGGGTTCCCCTCAGACGTCCGGCGGCGGGGCGTTCTCCGTCGGCTCGTGGGCGCCCGGAGCCGCCAAATGGATACGTCTCCCGTCCGGCTGGTGGCCCGACATCAAGGCCGGGAACATCACCGGACTAACGCTCGGCGAAGGCGCAGGCACATCGGCGACCTACTACGGGAAGTTCTCGCCAGCGCTGTCGGACATCAAAATCCAGATCAAGTACACGAAGTGAGGCGCCATCATGGCTGATCTTTCAACGGCGTGGGGCATTCTCCACAAGGACTCATTCGCAGACCTACGCGGCCAGATCGAAATGGGCATGTGGACAACCGCACGCGACCATCTCTCCGCCGGAGCGACAGGCCTTGCGGGCGACCACGCGATCCGCACCCTGAGAGGCGATACCGCGCCAATCGACGTGGCGATCCGCACCGTCGCGTGCGACATGACGATTCAACAGAAGATCATCGACAGCGGCTACGAACTGGACGACGCATCTCTGACCGTGTTCTTGAACGAACAGTGGGGGCAGATGGCCGGGGTCGTCGCCGGAAACCTGACGCAGGCGGCGTCGTGATGCACGGACTCGCGCCAGATCAGATCGGCGCCATGATCGGGGGGCTAATCGTCATGCTTGGAGCGCTCGCGCTTGTCGTCGGTAAGGCTTGGACGGCGCTGACAACGATTCGCGACGAGGTGCAGCACGATCACGGCCATTCCATGAAGGACGCCTCGACGCGCACCGAGGAGAAGGTCGATTCGCTCGGCGCAGCGATGCACTCCGTCGAGACCGCGGTCGGCGGTCTCCGCGACGAGCTGCGGATCATCCGCCGGGATGGCGCGCAGACCCGCGAGGAGGTCGCTCATATGCGCGACTCGGCCGAGGACACTCACCGGGACCTGCGTGAGGGGCAGGAGCGCCTCAGTGAGCGGATCGATCGCCTCGGGCAAGACCAGCCATGACAGCCGCCCCGCACGGACACTGCACCGGACGGGTGTGGGTGTGCGGATGGGACGACCACGAATGCGAAACGACAGGAGACACACATGGCGACACCACTGACAGCCGACCAGCAACTGGCGGCCTACAAGGGCGCGGGGGTGAAGATTCACGAGAACAGGGGCTGGCGGACGCGCGGCATCTGGCGGATCTCAGCGAAGGGCTGGACTCCGCGCGGCATCATCATCCACCAGACCGCCGGCAACCTGGGCAGCAGGTCGGTCCAGCAGTACATGGATGACATCATCAATGGCGACCCGGCGGTCCCTGACAAGGCCAACGTGGTCGTGGCCCCCGACGGCACCCTGTGGGTCAACGCTGCCGGACGCGCCAACCACTGCCTCCAGTACAGCCCGAAAGCGCTGACGGCGATGACCGCCGAGACCTTCCCGCTGAACCAGACCGTGGCCTGGCGCGGCTCCAACCAGAACATGAACCGGTACACCTACGGCGTCGAGATGATCGCCACCCGCCCGAATGCGGCCCAGATCGAGACCGCCGCACGCTGGGCCGCCGCGCTCTGCCGCGCCCACGGCTGGACCGCCGGGTGCATCGCAGGACACGGGGAGGTCGCCTCCGATCGCGACTACTCCGACCCCGGTATCGACATGGGCGCATTCCGGCGCCGTGTCGCAGCAATTCTGTCGAGCGGATCGACCGCTCAGGAAGACGAGGATGAAATGAAGGAAGCTGACTGGCAGCGCATGGAGCGCCTCGTGGACGCGAGGCTCAAGTACGCGTCCATCGCCAAGAACGACGACCCGGTGTACAAGCCCGACAAGTCCGCGTCGTGGCCGTGGCGGACGGCCCTGTGGAGCATCAGCTACTACGCGACCCACAGCTATCACACGATCGCAAATATCGCCCGCAAGCTCGGGGCGGAGGTCAGCAAGTGACCGAGACCCAGAGGAAGGCCCTGTACGCCGCAGCGGCCGCGATCCTGGCCGCCCTCGGCGCATTCGGGATCGTCGACAGTGCCCAGACCGAGCAGGTCCTCGGCATCGTGTCCGGAGCCCTGACGCTGGCCATGGCCGTCGTGCCCGTCCTGGCGCACCGCAAGGTCGGCGTCGCCGGCGTCGGCGGAGGCGGCGCGTCCACCGATTCCGTCGAGCCGCTGGACGACCCCGGACTGCCCGGAGACGAGGTGCCCGTCGACCACTCCGACGACGTCCCCGAGCACGCCGCCGAGGAGCCCTCCGTCATCCCCGACGGCGAGGGAGTCGACACCAACCAGAGTTGACCTGTCGACGGGAACCAGAAAGCCCCCGCACCTCACGGTGCGGGGGCCCTTTTCCTGTCCCTATGGAACTTGTCAACGGGAACCAACGGGGAGGAACCTGTTCAGGCTATCACGCCCGGGCCGACGTCTTGTCGTTGATGGCTCGCACGGCTGGCCTCGACAGGCCGGTGTGCTTGGCGACACGGTACATGGTCCAGCCGTTGTCCAACGCTTCCCGGATCAGCACGTCGCGGTCGCGGCGCGCGTTGGTGGCCACGGCCTCGGCCTTGGCGAGCCTGTCCATGGCTGCGGTGAGTTTGGCGCGTGTTTCGTTCTCTCCCATGTCTGCCGTCCTTGTGTGCTGTAGGGCCCAGCTGTTGACATGAACTAGTAAACCACTATGCCGATTGTCTGTCAAGTGACCGCTCCAAGCCACACAAGGGCCCCTAGGAAGAGTCAAGCCGTGGCCGTGGCCAACTGGGCGGGCCCAGCCGTCCCATCGGCTCCTATGGCCTATTCCGACCGTCCTGCAGGCACAAGGAAGGGCCCCGGACCATCCGGTCCGGGGCCCTTGGGCTTGGTTGTCAGGCGATCGCTTCCATGATGCGCTCGATGTCCTCGTCGTCGATCCTCGGGCTATGCTCTACCTTGGCGGCCGCAAGCGCGGCGAACAACTTAGCGCGGGACTTCCTCATGGTCGCCCGCTCGCCCGTGGTGCTGCACCCGATGGCTTGCAAGTCCCGGACAGTCTCCCGATCGCCGACAAAATTGGTGAGCAGGTGGTTAATGGTGCGAGCCTGATACTCGGTCATGTGTCCTCCGTGGTTGTTGTTCCCGCTGACATCAACTAGTAAACCATGTTCCAGGTTCAGTGTCAACTCCCGACACAAGGAAGGGCCCCGGACCTTCCGGTCCGGGGCCCTTGGGCTTGGTGGTCAGGCCAGCCGCGCGGCCTTCCGGGCGGCGTCCTTTTCCATCGAGCCCCACAGCTTCTCGGGATCGACCCCGGCCGCCCGGGCGGACTCCCCGAAGTCTTCCAGGATGTCTCCGTAGGCCTTGTTCTCCTCCCAAGTGAGGCGGCGCCCCTTGTAGGACTCCTTTAAGTCCTGGGCCCTTCGGAACAGCTCCGTGGGGGTCCCGAGCTTGGCGAAAACTTCTTTGCAGTCCTTGGTGTTCATCTTGCGGTCCTTTCGGTTGTTGTTCCCGTTGACATGAACTAGTAAACCACTATGCCTAGTCGGCGTCAAGCCCCGGCGTGTCGCCGGCACAATGAAGGGCCCCGGACCTTCCGGTCCGGGGCCCTTGTGGTCGCCTCAGCGGCCAACTGCAGCGCGCGCCCGCCCGCCCATGTCTCCGGCGTTAATGCGGGCCCGGCGTCCGTCCCGCTGCCCTGCCGTCCGGCTCGATTCGTCCATCCGCGAGCCGCGCGTCCGGGACATCGTCAAGTGCTCCTGGGCGTAGGCGTCGATGTCGCGTGCCTTGTCCGCCAGGACCAGCGCGTAGCCCGTCGTCCTGCCTGTCTCGGCGTGGAGCGTCGCCTTGATCCTCTCGGCGGCAGTCTCACCGAACCCGAGGAAGTAGGCGCGCTTGTGCATGTTGCGCGTCGATTGGTCCATGCCCCGGAAGCGGCGCCGGTAGCTGTTCCATCCGGTCCGGGCTTGTTCGAGCAAGCGCGGCACATAGAGTCCGATTCGGTCGATGTCGCGCGTGTATCCGACCGCCGCCCACTGCTTGGCGCCTTGTACCCACAGCGGCTTGATGTCGCCGAAAGCTCCCGCAATTTGGGTTGCGGTCCAATGGGCCAGATCGGCGGCGTTGGGCCCGGTCACTGTGAAATAGCGCGTCTCGATGTGATCGGATGGGCGGGCCCCGGGCGCGTCCTCCTTGGCCTTAGCCAGCAGCTCAGCCTCAGACACTCCCCACTTGATCATCAGCGCCTCGGCTTTGGCGTTGTAGGCGTCGCGCTCGGCGTCGCTGGTCGTGCTCTCAGCCTTGGCCAGCAGGGCCCGGATCAGCTCTGGGTAGTCGCGGTTCATGTGGTCCTCCGTGGTTGTTGTTCCCGTTGACATGAACTAGTAAACCACTATGCCTAGTCGGCGTCAAGCCCCGGCGTGTCGCAGTACAGAACCGGTACAGACTCACCCGGACCGCCCGGTCTGGATCCCTAGCCGCGAGCCTGTACCGAGTACAGCGCCCGCGCGCACTACCTGCGCGCGTAGGCGCTACCCGCGCGAGCGAACGGGCGTGAAAAGGGCCCGGCGACTAGGCGAAACGCCAGCCACCGGGCCCTGACAACGGGTGGAGCATAGGGGATTCGAACCCCTGACCTTCTCATTGCGAACGAGGCTTCACCCCTTGTCGCAGCCCCACGGTACAGATACCGTACAGGCCGGATCAGCCACGCCCCGCCATCAGACGATCCATCCGCATGGCCACATCATCCAACGACCGATCCCACAAGTGCCCGTACAAATCCAACGTCATCTTCGCTGACGCGTGCCCCAGCATCCGCTGGACAGCCTTCACGTCCGCCCCCGACGAGATCGCCAACGACGCCGCCGTGTGTCGCAGATCATGGATACGCATCCCGTCCAGCCGGGCCTGTTCGCAGGCGTCACGGAACACGCGCGAACGCCAGTTGTCCGGGTCGACGCGGCCTCCGCGACTGTTCACGAACAACGGCTCCCGGCCGTCACGCTCGAGGTCGATCATCCGCAGCACCGACGCGGCGATCGGCACGTCGCGGCTGTACCCGTTCTTGGAGAACCTGACGCGCAGCCTCCCGGCCTTCACGTTGACGTCGGCGACGTTCAACGCGCAGCACTCCGAGATGCGCAGTCCGCACGTTCCGAGCAACCACACCATCGGCTCGTAGGGCTTGCACGCCTCGGCGAGCTTCTCGAGTTGCTCGACGTTCAGGAACCGTGCCTCGTGGGGGCGGACACGACCGGCCTTCAATGTCGACATGTCCACCTTCCCCCCTGCAGCCCCCTTGATGGCTTGCACGACGTTGGACTTGAGCGCCACCGACGCTGGGCCTCGGGATGATTGCAGGCCAGCGACCCAGGCCTGTACTTCGCGCGGTTCGAGGTCGGTCACGAGGAGATCGCCCCACCGCTCGATGACGTATCCGGCGGCCTCCTTGGCGGTGGTCCTGGCCTTCCTGGTCAGGCCTGCCTTGCCTGCCAGCCACACGGCGCAGGCCTGCCTCACAGTCTCCTGGTCGTCTCCGGTGGACGGTAGCCCTTCGGCGATCTGCCGGGCGTTGATCAGGTCGGCCTCGGCCCTGGTGCGGCATGACACGGTCGGCCAGCCCTGGTTGTGGACCCTCCAACGGCGCCCGACGCCCCACCGCTTCGTGTGGTTCTTGTGCTTGTCGAGCCACAGGTCTTGAACGGTCATTCCGTGGCCTTGGCGGCTTGGAGCGCTTGGAAGTTGTTCACGAACTGCCAGGCGGCGGCCTGCTCTTTCGGCTTCACGGGGAGCTGTACCGGTGTGCGGCCGGGCTCGAGGATGAACAGCCACGCCCCGGCTTTCTGCTTCTTCGACATGGCGCCGATGAGCGCCCCGACTGCCCCGACGCCGAAGGTGACGGCTCCGACGGCCGCACCGCCGAGGACACGGGTCGCGGTCATGCGCTGAACCTGGCCGCCTTGCACGAGTTCGACCTGCGCCGTGGTGATGTCGAGGTGCGCATGTCCTATGGTGACGTCTCCGGACTTGATGCGGGCGTTCCCGAACGCGGCGTCGTACCGGCCCCACTTCTCGGCGTCCTTGATCTGCTGGTCTGCGGCGTCCACGAGTTGGCGCCACGCACCATGCCCGGGTTCCTTCTTCTCGACGGCCTTCTTCTGATCCTTGGCGGCCTGCTCCTCCTTGGCCTTGTCCAACGCTTCCCGGAAACTGAGCGGCTTCTTCATGACGCCATCCTTTCGTCTGTCTCGGCGAGCGCCGCCAGGCGACGGCGTTCGGCTTCGTTGAGGTGGGCGAGACGGGCCTCGAGGACGTCATCTGCGACCCACAGTTCCTCGGCAGCCTCACCCAACGTCCCCGCCCATCTCAGAGCGTCGACGATGTCTTCGATGTCGGGAAGCATGAGGAGCGCTGTTTCCAGCCTCACGCTGTCCTCGACAGCTTTCGGCTGGTGGCCGACGTGGTGGTGGCGCAGATGCACAAGTTCGTGGACGAGGGTGCAGCGCCGTTCGCGTTGGAGCAGCCCACGGTCGAGCCAGATAGTGCGCTCCCCGTCGGTGCATCCACGCATCCTTCCCGGTAGGTCAACCCACCGGACGACGATGTCGGGCCTGCCCCGCAGGTAGCCCCACGGGTCAGGCCGGGTCATCGTACTCATTGTCGACGCTCCACCGATCACGGTCGGTCGCCCCGGGCGCCTCATCGGCGGCCAACTCGAGGAACGACTGGTCCGTCGGCCTTGTGGCCTGTTCGGCTTCGTTGAGGAGACGCCCGGGATCGAACCCGAAGAAGAGGGCCAACGCCACGAACGTCTCAACGGCGATGCCCGAGTCCCCGGAGCAGGCCCTTACGATCGTGGCCCGTTTCACCCCGGACTGTGCGGCGAGGGCCGAGTAGCTCCCGCGCATCTCTCGTGCTTCGGCGAACCGGTCTGCGATGTAACGGGTCACTGGTCCCGTCAGTTGCTCACGCCCCATACGCTCCATGTTCCCATTTAGAGATGTCACACGTCAAGGACTTGACATGCCGTTTCTATTTAGGAATGCTTGGGGCCATGAACAACCCGAGAGAGCAGCTCGCAGCGGAGGCGCGGTCCGTCATCGCGAGAGCTGGCATTCAGAAGAGCGCGGTCGCCGACGCGTTGGGCATCACCCCGGAGGCCCTGAGCAAGAAGCTGTGGGGCCGCTCCGAGATCAGCGTGGAGGACGTCGCGACGATCGCCAGAGTGACCGGGGCCAACCCGGGCGCCATGGTCAATGCCGCATTCGGCGTGAGAGGAGAGGCCGCATGAGTGAGAACAGGCTGTACACGACCAAGGAGGCGGCGCCGCTTGTCGGCGTGTCGCGCCGCAAGTTGCAGAGCATGTGCGCTGCACGCCAGATCGACCATATCGAGGTGCCCGGCGAAACGAACCGGCGCGTCGTCTACAAGCTGACCGAGGCGCAGATCAGGGCATGGCGGAACACCCACACGGTCAAGGCGGTGCAGGCATGAGACGTTTTGCTGTCGCGGTTGTGGCCGTCGGGGTCGTGGCTGTGCTCGCCGCACGTGTGGTCGAGGGAATGGGGCGCGTCGCCCAGGAGATCGAGGACGAACTCAACAACGAATGGGGATGGCGATGAAAGCAAAAGCATCCGTGGACGTCATGATCGGCGCCAACCTTGCGAAGCTGCGGAAGTCGCGCGGACTCACGCAGATGGGCCTTGTGGCTCTGATGGGCGAGTACGGGTTCGACAACTTCCTCCAGAACACTGTCTCGAGGATCGAGAAAGGTAAGCGTCCGGTGCATCTGTCCGAGGCGCTGGCGCTCGCGAAGATCTTCGGGAGCCACACGGGCCCGTCGGGGCTTGTCCCCTCCGGTTGCTTCGACCTAGTTCAGCGGAAGGCGGGGCCTCACGCCGACGAGATCGCCGAGCTTGAGCGGTGGATCGCCGAGTTGAAGGCGGACCGGCGGTGAACGGCTCACTCATCCTGTGGATGCTCGTTACTGGCGCCTTGTGGCTGTGGTTTCTCGTCACGGATGACGACCAGTGAGTTTCCCTATCGGCTGCGACCCCCGCGACTTCCCGCCAGAGCACGAGGAGGACTTCATGTGCCCCAAGTGTCGGGGGGCCGGGTGCCAGGCCTGCACATTTTCCGGGGTCCTCACCCCCGAGCAGATCAGAGAACGCAAGAACTTCGAAAGGACATGGCGACATGAACGTTGAGGACATCAGCCGCACGGCTGCCAGATACGAAACTATCTTCGAGTGGGCGCAAAACCACGCCGACCTGTTCAAGGGCTGCTACTCGTGCCGCCCGGGCGGCAAAGAGGAGTATTCGTCCGACCTTGTCGTGGTCGGGCAGGGAAACTTCGAGGACGTTGAGCTGCTCGACGGCATGGAGTGGTCCCTCACCAACGTGGAAACGGACGACGACGGCCAGCCTGTGACCAAGTTCTTCGAGGCCACCAAGCGCATCAACGATCGCCTCTCCCTCAGGTACGTCGGCGTGCAGAGGATTCAGCGATGACTCCCCACAAGAACGTGTACGAGGCGTGGGCGGCCGTCATGGCCGACGTACAGGCCATCGGCAAGAACAGCATCAACCAGAGCCAGAACTTCTCATTCCGGGGCGTAGACGACGTGATGAACGCCGTCGGCCCGGCCATGCGGGAGCACGGCGTCATGACGATCCCCCACGATCCCGTGGTGGAGCATTCCGACGCCGGGCGATCGCGCAGCGGGAACACCATGCACCGAGTCACCGTGGTGGGCCGGTGGTCGGTGGCATCTGTGACCGGTGACGCGTTCGAGATGTCGGCCCCCGGGGAGGCGCTCGACGCCCAGGATAAGGCCACCGCGAAGGCAATGTCGGTGGCGTTCCGCACGGCGTTGCTGCAGGCCTTGTGCATCCCGACGAATGAGCCCGACCCGGACCTCGGGCCTGAGATCGGGGAAAAGGACGCCGCGAACCTGGTTCTGACCTCGTGCGGCGGTGACGTCGAGGTGGCACGCGAAGAAGTGCAGGCCGCCGGGTTGTCGTGGCATGACGCGCGCGGCCTTGTCCGGCTGGCCGGGCAGATCAACAGCCGCGCTGTGCGCACCAACACCCAGGAGGAGAAGTGAACCCGGCAGAGGAGTACGCGGCCTTGAAGCTGCTCGAGGCTGCGCTCAAGGACGTTATGGATGAGGCGAAGGCCGAGGCGCTCGCCTACGCGAACGCTGTCGGGGCCGCAGCGTTGACCACGCAGTGGGGCAAGGTGTCGATCGCCACCGAGAAGTTCGCCCCCAGGGTCGCCGACGATGTGGCATTCACGCAATGGGTGAAGGACAACTTCCCGCAGGCAATCCGAGCGGTGGTGAACTCCACCTTCACGAAGGCCCTACTGGCCCGCTGCGAGGTTGATGACTCCGGCGACGTATACAACACCGACACCGGCGAGCGCCTGCCCTTCCTCGGCTACAAGGTGACCGGTGGCTACCCGTCGGTGCGGCTCACCGCAGACGCGAAACGCGAAGCCGTGGAACTGGTCGCCGATCGGATCGCCGACCTTCTCCCCCGCGAGGTGGGCCGTGGCTGACGTCCTGAACCCGGCCGACATCGAGGAGACGATCCGCACGATCTCGGAGCGAATCTCCCGATCGGTGACCGTGTGCTCGCAGCGCTACACGGCGTGGAAGCAGGCCGACCAGGCCTACGACAAGGCCTACGCAATCGCCTACATGGAACACCAGGGCCCGGCGCACGAGAAGAAGTACGCCGCCGAGCTGGCCACCGAGGATGAGCGCACCGCCCGGGACGCCGCAGACGCCGCCTACCGATACGCAGACCGGCAGGCGAAGGCGTTGGAGGCCGAGCTACGGGCCTACCAGTCCATCGGCGCCAGCGTTCGCGGCATGTATCAGGTCGCGGGCAGGGGTGAGCAGTGAACCCGAAACGCCGATCCCAGGTGATCGCACGTGACCGGCAGCAGTGCCAGCGATGCGGCCTGTCACTCGCCGGGCGGCCCTACTCGATCCACCACCGCCAGGGGCGCCACTGCGGGAACCCCGACGGCATGGCGAATCTCGTTCTCCTGTGCGGCAGCGGCACAACGGGATGCCACGGCTACGTCCACCAGCACCCGGCCGAGTCGTACAAGGCCGGATTCATGATCCACCGCAACGGGCTCGACACGCCCGAGCAGGTTCCCATGTCAACCCGCTTCGGCCTTGTCCTTCTCACGGACACGGGCGAGGCGCTCAAAGCAACCAACAGGGAGGCCATCTGATGGCAAACGACACCACACTCACACTGGTCGGTAATCTCACCGCCGACCCCGAACTCCGCTTCACCCCGAACGGCAAGCCGGTGGCGAACTTTACCGTCGCTTCCACGCCGTCACGCTACGACCGGCAGTCCCAGCAGTGGCAGGACGGAACCCCCATGTTCCTGAGCTGTTCAGCGTGGGCCGACCTTGGGCAGAACGTCGCCGAGTCCCTGTCCAAGGGCGACCGGGTCATCGTGACCGGCTACCTGCGGGCCCGGAACTTCCAGGACCGCGACGGCAACAACCGCACCGTGTTCGAGATCGACGTTCACGACGTCGCCCCGTCGCTCCGCCGGGCGATCGCCCGGCCCCAGAAGACCACGAGCCCGTCCCAGCAAGGCAACCAGCAGTGGCAGCAGGGACGCCAACAGGACCTCGACCCTCGCGGTAACAGCACCAGCCCGTATCGGATGGCGCAGTCCGACGGCGGGGTCGACCCGTGGGCGCAGGGCAACTCGGAGGAGGCGCCTTTCTGATGGACGCTTTGGACGTTATGGCGGGCCAGCAGGCCCTCAACCACACGGTCAGGCAGGGCGACTGCATCGTCTACACCCGGGCGCCGGAGGCCGACAACCCACGCGTCGTCGTCCGTTCCGGCGGCAGGGAACGAAGCATCCGGTTGCCCCGGGCGGCGTGGATCGCATGGAACGGTTCGGTTCCGCGCGGCCAGGTGAGAACAACGTGCGGGAACCCCAGGTGCGTGTCACCTGAGCACCTTGTTCTCCACGTGAACGCCGACGTCGAGATGCTGTCCGAGGTCCAGTTCGTCCGAGAGGGCGGCCGGACGTGGCATGAGATCGAGAAGGCAACCGGCTGCGCTCTCCCCACGTTGGCGGACAAGTTGACTCGCGGCGGCCCCGCGTGGCGGAGTCTCGCGCTGGACGCGCGGCGCGAACTGCGGGCGCGGGGGGTGTCGGCATGAGTCGCACGAGGGCTTCCGCGAAAGCTGCTGGCCGGTCTTTCGAGACGCTGGTCGCGGGCTATTTGAACCGGTGGGTCGATGACCGGATCGAGCGCAGACGTCAGGGGGGCGCGAAGGACCGGGGTGACATTGCCGGTCTGCGTCATATGGGCGGCCGCGTCGTCATCGAATGCAAGAACACTACACGGGTAGACCTGGCCGGATGGGCCGCCGAGGCCGAGATCGAACGCGGAAACGATGACGCCATTGCCGGGGTGATCGCCCACAAACGGCGTGGCCACGGCCGGGCCGATCACCAGTGGGTGACCATGACGCTCGGCGATTTCGTAGCCCTGCTCAACGGCTCCAGAGATCACATGGAGGACCTGTGATCAGCGACGACTACGACCCCATGGCAGAGCGGATTGAGAGGCTCACCGATGACGCATGAGCTGACCGTAACTGTCGCCTCCCGCCGTGGTGGCCGCACCTGGTGGGACGTGCGCTGTGAGTGCGGATGGCACGGACGCCAGACCACCATCTACCGAATGGCCGTCATGGAGCACGCCAAGCACGTCGCACACGAGGACGAAAGGACGAGGAAATGACTCTCTGGCAGCCGTCATCCAAGCGCAG